TGTTAAGGGCTTAGGGTGTTCAGTTATTTTAGTTGACCCACTACACACAGCTATTAAGAACTTAAGCAACGAGAATATCGAGGACGTAATGGATAGGTTCATTAAGTTATGTAAAGAAACAAGAGCCTGTGTTGTACTGAGTACACATACACGTAAGCCTGATGATGGTAGTAGCCCTCATAAAATTAGTGAGTATGATGTTAAAGGTTCAGGTGCTATACCTCAGTCGTGTCATAACAACATCCTATTTAGCAGGGATAAGTTAGCTGAGGATGAGTATGAAAGAAACTCTACACGTATCAGGGTACCTAAGCTAAGACGTACTGGACAGACAGGTGAAGCTGGTTGGACTAGCTATAACCCTATCACTGGTAGATTAGAGAAAGGTGTAAGCCCTAAACTCAAGGAGGTTAATGACTATGGAAACTTTTAGCTGTGATATTGAGACAGATGGACTAGACCCTACTGTTGTATGGTGTATTGCATTACAGAATATAAAGACACTGGCTGTGCATACCTTTACACCTGAGAGAGTTGACTTGTTTAATGATTGGTTACAAGATGGTACTACTCTAATATTCCATAACGGATTAGGCTATGATGTACCAGTAATGAAGAAGCTATTGGGTACTGACTTCAGTAAGATAAGAGTAGAAGATACACTGATACTCAGCCAGTTAGACTCACCAAGAAGAGAGGGTGGTAACGGTCTTAAGTCTTGGGGTGATAGGTTTGGATTTCCTAAGGGAGACTATACTGATTGGACACATTACACTGATGAGATGTTAGAGTATTGTATTCGAGATGTAGAGATTACAACTAAGCTATATAAGGAGATGCTAATACGTGACCTACCTAGTGATGCTGTTGAATTAGAATACAGAACAAAGCAACACTGTGTTAAGCAACAAGAGAATGGCTGGTACTTCGATGAAGATAAGGCTATGCAATTGTTACAACAGATATCTCTTTCTATTACAGAGGTTGAGTCAACAGTACGTGAGGTGTTCAAACCCTTGGCTGTGTTTAATGAGTTGAAGAAGGCTGACAAGTTTAATGTATCAGGCACTAAGAGTATTAGATATCAGAAACAATTAGACAAGGGTTGTTGCTGGCATCCTAGTGGTAAGTGGGGATACAATACTTATGATGCCTTCAACCTAGGTAGTAGGAAACAGATAGCTAAATACCTAATGAACTTTGGTTGGAAACCTACGGTACTAACAGAGAAGGGCAGTGTTAAGGTTGATGAGACTGTGCTTGAGGGTGTAGATATACCTGAAGCTAAGTTGATTGCTAGATACCTGATGTTACAGAAGCGTAGCAGTATGCTTACCTCTTGGTTGGATGCATTTAATGAGGACACACACTCAATACACAGCAGAGTACATACTCTTGGGACTGTTACTAATCGTATGAGTAGTAGCAACCCTAACCTACAACAAGTAGTGGCAAGTAATAAGGAGTACGGTAAAGAGATGCGTTCTTTATTTATTGTACCACCTGGTAAGGTACTGGTAGGTGGTGACTTGTCAGGCTTAGAGTTGAGATGTCTTGCACACTATATGAATGATGCTAAGTACACTCAAGAGATACTGGGTGGTGACATACACGCCAGTAATGGTGAGTCAGCAGGAATGATAGACCCTAGCTGGGAGGTTGGTTCTGATATATGGAAGAAGGGAAGAGGTGAAGCAAAGACTTTCATCTACGCCTACCTATATGGTGGTGGTGATGAGTTAGTTGGTAAGATTGTAGGTGGTGGCAGTAAGGAAGGCAAGAGTATTAAGAAGAAATTCTTAGACAATACACCTGCACTCAAGAAGCTACGTAGATTAGTAGAGCAAGCATCAGAGCGTGGCTATGTTAAGGCACTGGATGGTAGACATATTGGTATCCGTTCATCACACTCAGCACTGAATTTTCTACTACAATCTGCTGGTGCTATCATTGCTAAGCGTGCTTGGGTTATCTTTCACGACAGTTGTAAGCTACCATACCGACAGCTTGGTGTGATACACGATGAGATACAGATTGAATGTGATGCTGAACACGCTGATGCAATAGGTAAGCAGGTAGTACAGGCAATGAAAGATACAACAGAGTATTATAACTTATGCTGTCCAATGGATGGAGAGTATTCAATAGGAGGTAGCTGGAATGACACTCACTAAAGATAATATTAACCCTGACCACTACAAGCAGGGTAAGATAGAGGTGATTGATTTTATATTAGACCAAAAACTAAACTACTTAGAAGGTAATGTGATAAAATATTTATCAAGATATAAATATAAGAATGGTCTAGAAGATTTAAAGAAAGCTAAGTGGTACCTAAATAAATTAACAGAAGGATATGAAAATGAAAACAATTGATACAGTAGTACAAGATGTGTATACATTAATGGAAAAGAAAAACTACAAGGGAGATTTGAAAGCTGTTGCCGATAAGGTGGGCAGTGAAATCAGTGATGCTCTTGTTGAATCTTTTAAAGAGAGACAGAAGTCAGACGGGCTACGTATGTCAGGCATTGGCAGGTGTGAGAGAGCACAGTGGTATAACATCAAAGGGTATGAACAACTACCTATTAGTGGTAGTGTGTACCTCACCTTCTTACAAGGACACATACTAGAAGCTGTACTACTAGGCTTGATTGAATTGTCAGGTCATACAGTAACAGGACAACAAGGTAAGCATACAGTTGAAGGTGTTAATGGTTCACAGGATTGTGAGATTGACGGTGAGTTAGTGGATGTTAAGACAGCCAGTGCTTGGTCATATGATAATAAGTTTACTGAGTCTGGTATTAAAGATGATGCCTTTGGGTACATCAAACAACTGTCAGCCTATGGTAAGACAAAGGGTAGAGACGAAGCATACTTCCTTGCATTCAATAAGAATAAATCTACACTTAAGTTATGTAAGCAGGAATTAGAAACAGATATAGACAAGCACATCATTCAACTTAAAGACAAGATGGAATTAGATACACCACCTATGAGATTAGCTAAGGCTACTACACTGGGTAAGGATGGAAGAGAAAGATTGAATATGAACTGTGCATTCTGTGGTCATAAAGAGAATTGCTTTGGTGCTGTAACAGAAATAACCAAGGGAAAGTTTACATCTTATTATGTTGACTCAGTAGCTGGGAGTTTCTAATGGTAACAATCGAAGAACTTAAAGAGAGGGTGTCACAGAACTACGATGTGTGTTTACTTTGTGACGAGCTAGAGATAGAGCCCGAGGAATTACTTGAAGCATTTGCTGCAAGACTATGGATTAAACGAGATAGATTTGAGGAATATTATGAATGATTTATTATTAATGAGTGGTGTATGGTTGTTGATAGGTATGGTATGGACGTACTACCTAGACAAGCGTTCATACAACGAGGGTATGGTTGATGCTATCGTAATGCACAACAGAGGGCAACTAACATACACAACATATGACAACGAGGATGGGGAAGCTATCATCGAGATGGAGGTTAAGCCTAGTGAAAAGTGAATACTTAGGAATAACAATTGACCGCAGTAGAGATAGGACTATGACACCACAAGCATTGGAGTTAGTCAAAGGATACTACCTACGAGGTAAAGAGAAGTCACCTCAAGAAGCATACGCTAGAGCTTGCTTAGCCTATAGTGATGGTGATAATGATTTAGCACAGAGGTTGTATGATGGTGTCAGTAATGGTTGGTTTATGTTTAGCAGTCCTATACTTAGTAATGCTCCAGCTCCAGGAGAGCAGGCTAAAGGACTACCTATTTCTTGCTTTCTATCTTATGTACCTGATACTCTTGATGGACTCATTGACCACCAGTCTGAGTTAGCTTGGCTATCTGTTAAGGGTGGCGGAGTAGGTGGACACTGGTCAGATGTACGTGCAGTGAGTGACAAAGCACCATCACCAGTACCATTCATTAAGGTAGCTGACTCGGCAATGACAGCTTATAAACAAGGACAAACAAGGAAGGGAAGTTATGCAGCGTATATGGACATCAGTCACCCA